TTCCCCTTGGAAACCTTGTTCTCCTTGAAATCCTTGTTCACCCTGAATACCTTGAATGCCCTGAATACCTTGGAACCCTTGTTCCCCTTGGAACCCTTGTTCTCCTTGAACGCCTTGAAATCCTTGTTCTCCTTGAAAGCCTTGTTCACCCTGAATGCCCTGAATACCTTGGAAACCTTGTTCACCCTGAATACCTTGAATACCTTGGAAACCCTGTTCTCCTTGAATGCCTTGAATACCTTGAATACCTTGAATACCTTGGAATCCTTGTTCTCCTTGGAATCCTTGTTCACCCTGAATGCCTTGAAATCCCTGATAGCCTTGTTGGCCATCAGCACCTTGAATACCCTGTGGTCCTTGAACCCCTTTATCGCTTACAATAGGCATAGTTTTTGATCCTTATTATGCATACATTAAATTGACCCAACAGTCGGCAGAACCTATTGTTTTAGTAGGGCCAGTTGAACTGTTACACCAAGTAATTCCGTTGGATAGATAAATGCCAAATTTTCCACCATCCCAGAAAAAATTACTTTGTGGATAAACATAGAATATAATAGTTGGAACTGCACCTTCTGAAGGCAATGTGGCAGAATTATGTATTTGTATGAATTGCCCAGATGCGCTGGAATTGTATCCGCTAAGACCGTAAACGACTCCAGCAGATGCTTTGCTTATGCTGGACGACTCATAAACTGAAGAATTATCTGAATTGGGTGCGTATGTGGATGTGCTATCTGGCTTTTCTGCCGTTGCCTGCAAGCCAGATGGAATGTTTCTTACAATAACTCCATTTTCAGACCCAGATGGATCGGATGCCAATACGATAGCCGATCTTGTATTAGTGGTGCCATTGAAATTGGCATCAGTAATCTTAATTGGCAATCCTACTTTTACATCAGACATTTCGACCTCATTCTATGTCAAACTTATGTTTTTTGTTGCATTCAAAGTATGAAATAAGACACAAATAATGCCAAACAAACTTTGAAAACAAGTCTTACTTATTTAGCGTTTTGGAGACAAAACTAGAATAATATTAAATCTTTGAGGTACAATTTGTTTTAAGTGGTTAAAAAATAAAAAATAAAACCTTATGATTTACTTTATTATTTTCAATTGAGGAGATATTATGAAAGTTATTCCCTTGGAAATTAAGCTTACATGCGTTTTTGGAACTTTAGACGAAGAAGGAAGCTTTATTCAAAAAAAGGATTCGTTTAACATAGAAATTCAAAAACTTGATAAAAATCTTTTTATCCAATCATATGATGAGTTGGTTAAAATAAAGGATGAACTTGCAAAAGGAAACAATCCGTATGCAGCAGCACCAGTTGGAAACCAAGCTTGAAATTGATGGTCAAGAACAAAAATTGACAAGCCTGTATTCTATGAGATGGGTAGAAACATCAAATGGAGAGGCATACCCAGTACTTTATAAAAATGGTAAGAGAGTTGTAAAAGCATGGAAAATTTCCATGTCATACAACTCTCCAGTCGATGAATTTGGTGGTAATGCCAATACAGATTAGTTATTCAAAAACCTCACCTGTTTTTACATCAACATGCTTGCATCTGATTGATGTATCGCATATAAGTTTATATCCTTTGTCTCTTGCTTTCTGACTAAAGAAGCTATCTTGTGTAAGATGTTCTGTAGTTGCAAAATATGGGAATTCTGTTTCTAGGAAAACACTAGTTGGGAAAAGTGTACAGCCCATTGGAATAGTATAAACTTCATGAACTTGGCCATCAGCTGCCAACGCTTGTCGTTTTCCACCAGTAAGAATGATAGGAGTTCCTTCTCGGCTTGCTGTCTTTTTTGGATACCATCCACCGATGATTAGTTTCGGATTTCCCATACTCCTGTAATGATTAATTAGTTTTACAAATGCGTCTGGAGGAGGGAAGGTATCGTCTTCTACTGTAAGCATAAATTCAGCTTCATCTTTTAAAGCTGTCAAGGCAGCATCGTTGTATGCCTCATGTACACTTCGTCCAAAAACATTGTAATATTTTACTTGGGTTCCTGAAGGAATCTCTAGCTTTTCCAATACAGGGAGGCTTGTTACCTTTTCACGGGTGGCAACAACTACCAAACATTTTGAATCTCCAACTTCAAGATATTTTTTTTCAACTTCTCGCACATGACCTACTTCAGGTGTTGTAGCCATGCCAATTTGTCTTAAGGCTTCGTGATTACCGACTCCGATGCGTCCTGTTGCCTGCATATCTTGGTATGCCTGCCTTTGCAGACGAAGTTTCCAATATTCTTCTTGGTTCGCATCAATCTCTTCCCTTGTATATCTCTTGGAAAACCTTGACCAGATTTTATATAAAGCCTCAAATTCACGAATAGCACCAAGAACAGCACGATCCTGTTCTTCTAAATCGATTTTGATTAAGTCGGCATCAATCTGATCACCTTCCGAGCCTGTTTTTTCTAGTTCGGCAATTTTTATTTCAAGCTTTCTTTTGTTTAATTTAGCTCTTCTGAGATTGTCGTATTTGATCTGCATTTCCAAAACACATTGTGCATATCTTTGTGTATCTGTATCGTGTTGGCCTACTACAAATCTTTCTAAAACATATGATGTTCTTGGTTGTTGTATTGCATTGAAAGCATCTTCCATTTCTGTGATGGCTTTTATTACATTGTCAATTCTTTCGTCAATCTTAATCAAGTCATTCATGGCACACCTCTTATAAACATTATAGTATATTTTAAGGCAAAACACTAAATAAAAGAAAGGACCTAAAAATGAACAGCGATAATAATCCTCTGTTTAATGTGCATGAAATTGTTCAGGTGTCGCCTGAAGAATTAGCATCAGTTTTTAATGAATACTTCAACAAAAGAGTTGGATTAATTAATGAAGCTGTAGAAACATCAAGATACGCCGTTGATGTTAATTATAGAACTACTATGGAAGAGGCAAATTTTGGTTTTGCTAAAATTGCTCTTGGATATGTTAGCGCAGCACTAAAAAGAATGAATTATCATGTAAAGTTAGTTTTTTCAGAACAGCCATTACGAATAATAGTTTCATCCAGAAACTGGGATGATAATGAGTGGGTTGGAATGATTTCGTATAATTCATCTTTAGGATTTTTTGTTTTGTCTAAAGGTTATTACAATAGAAATAAGAAAACAGTAACCGTAATGACATCAAGTAAGATTGATGGGCCTTCTTCTGCATCTAACATGGCTGAGAAGCTAAAAAAATCTATGGATGAACTCAAGTCTGCTCCTGAACGCAAAAGTGCTGAAGTAAAAGTGAATTTGAAAAGAGGGCCAAAAAGTTGAGGAAAAAATCATTTGTGATTTTTTACACAAAAAATTCATTTCTGTTACTTCAAAAAAGTAAAAACAATCTTTGGGAGTTGCCGGGAGGCAAAAAAAATAGAAATGAAAGCTTTGCCACAGCAGCCTATAGAGAAGCATATGAAGAAACAGGCTATATATTTGAATTAGAAAACTCAGAAAATATAAAAATTGATTCAAAGACAGATGAATTGATTTTATTTTTTGTTAAAGTTGATAAAGAATTTTATTGCAATTTATCAAAAGAACACAAAGATTATAAATGGGTTTCTTTGTGTGATTCAAAAAAAATTGTTTTAAGTCCGAAATCAAGAAGGTTAATTAAACATATCAAAGACAAAGTTTTTTAAACCTTGTCTTTGATGTTCTTATTTTGTCAATTTTTTATAATGTCAATGCCATCCATTGGACTTTCAACAAGTAATACATCTTCGTTGATTTTATTAATCTGGTTGTTGTCATTAAGGACAACTTTTTTTTGTGGGGCTACTACATGTTCTGTCTTGCCCTCATGTGTGAATTTATCAGGTTGGTCTAAAATTAATTTTTCCATGTTTTCTCCTGTTGACTCGGTTATTGGCTTGGGTTTTGGATGAATTGTATCAGCCAGTCTCAAATCACCTGTTTTAACAAATGTTATGAAATACTCATCTCCATGAAACCTACCTTTAGGGGGTATCAGTTTTTTACCGTCGATAGATTTCTTAGGTAAGGAAAAGTCTGCATTTCGATGATTCTCAAATATATATGTAATCTGATCTTCAAAATCGCTAGGACGCTGATGCGCTATAGCCAATCTTTCCTGCATTCTCTCTATTCGATGTTTTTTCATAATATTTTGCCTTGTGAAAAGGGTTCTTACTAATATAGTATAGTACTTGATATTTTCGAGGTAATTATGAAAACACCGGCCAATTGGTATGATGTCTATCCCCGTGGCTCTAAAGAAGGGGATGAAGAGCAAAAAGTTTTTACTAGTTTGGCAAGAAATTCCAAATGGGTATGGAGAAGTGTTAGTGCAATCGCTAAGGAAGTTGGACTATCTAAGGAAAGAGTTGAAGAAATTTTATATAAATATTATAAAAAGAATATGGTCTTTCAAAATCCTAAAAATGAAGATCAATGGGGATATTGGGCCAATGTTCCAGAGATGCTAAATAAAAAATCTAATCGTTCAGTAAGTTCTGAAGATATTCAAAAAAGATTGAACTTGGAAGCCGTTGGTCTTCCAAGTTCATCTTAATTTACCTTTGTTTTTTAGAAAGAATGCTTAAGCATCCAAAGCCGTGTTAGGCCCAATGCCGCCATGGTCAACATTCTTGTCATCAACCTTTTTACCCATTTTCTGCAAAGCATCGGCAGCTATAGGCATAAAATAGCCTCCGGGATAGTGGCTTCTAACATAACCATCAGGATAAGCCCAGCTAGCAATTCCTGCTCTGGCGGTTTTTTCAGCGAGAGGCAAATTAAGGCTTTTGCTCTCAGCCCATTGTGTAAATGATTTCATAGTACCTCTTTATAAAAATGAGCATATGTCTTACTTGTATATAGTAACGATTATTTAAAATATTTATATGCGCTATAATATTCGCATTAAAAATAAAAATTCTTACAAATAAAATCACAATATTTATGCTATATGTTCTTTTTTGAACCAAGATATCAACAAAATTATTAACGAAAAAAATATTCTGCAATTATCTCTTAATCGTAACTGTTTAGAACAAAAACTGAATCAAAGTTTTGATTTCTTTCAAAACGCTTGATACAATTAAATTGGTTACTTTTTTATTTCAAAGGAGATTACTCATGTCTACCCAACAAACACTTCGTTTTGATGTGACAGCTAAAGTTCAGAATGGCAACACGGTATATGAAGCTGTCGCAAGAATTCCGGGTTTTCGCCCAACTGCTGTAGAAAAGATTGAAAATGGTTGTACTCAATTTAGCACTCGTTCAGCCATTACTGTTGGTTGCAACAATCGTGCAGTTTCTCTTGGTATGACACCTGTAATTAAGTACGCTGTTCCAGCCTCAACTCCCGCTAAAGCAAGCACCACCACCACTACCACCCCTGTTCAGCGTTCTAAGGCCAAGGCTCGTAAAAGCAGGCCAGCTGCCACCCGTAGCTAATTTCCTTAGTGAAAATTAGGATAAAGGACGAGCTTGTAGTTCGTCCTTTATCTTTTTATGCAGATCAGAAACAACCGATTTGTAAGATTGATTCTTTTTTTTCCTAATAATTTTTATATTACTATACCAATCTGTTTCTGATGACTTAAGCCCCCATCTCCAGTCTGGTTGGTCTCCCACTAACACATAAGATTTAATGTTGGCTAGACTAGCAAGGTGAATTGGATAACTATCAACGCTAATAAACAAATCCATTTCATTTAATAGTTTTGCTGTTTCATAGCCGTCAATCAATTTATCAGAAAGATTTATTATGTTATAATTATCGATATTTTTAGCATAATCATAAATCTTTTTACTAGAAGAATATCTTCTTGGTCTTATATCTTTTTGAAAACTGTAAACTTCAAAATTATTATCATTAAGAAAACTATCAAAAGATGACAAATAAGTAGATCTTTGTTTATCCATAGGATGCATGGGAGACCCAGCCCAGCAAATTCCAAGCTTTATTTTAGGTCCACGCTTATTAATTTTGGTAAAAACAGTTTCTTGTTCCGGTATTTTTTCAATTCCCAAATGGTAAGGCAGACTCATGATGCTTAAAACATGAGTGCAACTTTCATCAAAATCTGGTTTATACCTTATGTCTAAATGCTCAGCTATTTTTAGTAGTGAAGCTGGACAAAAGTAATAACTGTGAGGGGCAATTTCTTGGAATTTTTTTACAAAACGAAAAAACATTAAATTATCGCCCATGCCTTGTTCTGGTAGAATGCAAATATGTTGATCATATGTTTTTTGTTTTATTTGAATAACAGGCCTGTTAGTTTCTCTTATCATCTGTTGCAATGATTTTATTTTTTTATATCTATATTCATAATGTGGCCAAGCTTTTTTATACATTTTAAGTTTTGCCAAACAATAAAAATAGTCAATATTAACATTTGTTTCTAATGGATTTAATTTTAGAGATTGCTCGTAACAATTTTTAGCTTTATTTAGATTCCCCATATCAGAGAAAATTGATGCTTTATTAAAAATATACATCCAGCTATTTGGTTCCAATTCAACAGCCCGATCAATCAAACTTTTTGCTTGTTTGTTTTTTCCAATCACTTTGGAAATTATTCCGAAATTAGCAGCTATAGCAGCACTATTTGGCTTAAGTTCATAAGCATATTTTGCATATCCATAAGCAGATTCTAAATTATACAAAGATCGCTCTATAAGAGCTATATTTGTATAATCCTCTGCATTTCTTTTTAACTGCAAATTTTCTAGACACAATTCTTTTGCCTGTTCATATTTACCAAGATTCATCTTTATCATTGAAGCAAACTGTCTTGACTCAATATCTCTTTTGACAATTAAATATTGATCGATTAATTTCTCTGCATTTAAAAAATCATTTTGAGCGATACATTTTTTAATTGTGTGCATGGCAATTTGACAAGCAGCGTCTGAATCTAAATTTTGATTAACAACAATTTGATTTTCCATGATGTTAATTTAGTTCTCGACTTGCATTCCAAAACAAATTTTTTATAATCAAAAAAAAGGAGAATTTAATGGCCGAATACGCACATCCAGACTTTAAGGAAAAAGTAGACCAAAAAAAACTTAGAGTATCAAATGACCTCGGAAAAAAGTGGGCAGAAAGGCTTGGCATTAAAAAAAATAGTCATTTAAAATTTATGATTGCCTTGATGAAGAATAAGAAAAAGTATCTAGATTTATTGGATTCTAGATATAAAAGTCAATTTTCAAAAGATTATAGCAAAATGTTTTATGCGTATGAAATCGAGAATATAGTTGTAGAGCAATATTATCATTGTGTTGCACATTGCCTAGCCAAATTAAATATACCTGAGCATTTAAGAGATGACTTTCAGGCAATTGGCCTTATGGGCCTGAGATCAGCTGTATGGAATTTCCGCACTCATAAGACTAATGCGACATTGTTTACTTACTGTTTTAATGGTGTATTCAATAGAATTCTTGGTTTAAAAACTAAACATGCTAAAAGCTTTAACAAAGTAAGAAAAATTAAGTTGCACTTAGAAACAGATTATTTTAACCCATCCTACAATAGTAGACAGCTGAATAATATTTGTTCCGTTAATGTTGATTTTGATATTCAAATCCAAGAAAAGGAATGTGCAGAAATATATGCACAACTTTTAGAAAAAACGAATTTGAAAGAAGATGAGATTTTTTTACTTCAAAACTATTTGACAAGAAATGAAGGCACAGCAAACTGGTGCCAATTATATCGTGATAAATATCCAAATGAATCAGGTAATAAACTGTCTAGGCAGGGTGTTCATGTAAAATTAGATATTGTTAAGAGAAAACTATGGAAAACTTATTCAACAATTAGAAAAACAAATTATTTAGACCCCAAAAATAAATTTGCGATATAATTTTTAATTCAAATCATATCAAGTAAATAGTTATATATAATAGGAGGTGTCTATGGGTTGCGGTTGTGGTAAACCAAATAGGAATTTTCAGTCAAAGAGAAATGTAGTAGCTCCTAATACTAATTTTGCCCCTAATTTACAGCCATCTTCCAACAAAACAGTTGTCCCTGTTAACACACAGAGGGCAGCAGCTTTGGGGATGACAGGGCCTCCAGATAACTCACAATATATGAATCCACAAAGATTAAGAATTGAAAAAATGAGAAGAGAAGCAATACAACAAGCCTTAAAAAAACAGTTTCTATGAAATTTTTAAGCTGCTGATAAATAAATATAAGATCAATTAGGAGAATTATCATGATAAGTTATGAAAAGTGGAAAATGCTAAATGAAACACTTGGTACAGTTAATCTCGGTATCAAAACACCACATTCATTAGGTATCAAGGGGGCAGTTATTGGAGAAGAATTACCATCTGAAGAAGATGTTGATTCCGAAGAGACTGATGATGATACCCCGTATGACAAGGATTCAGCTGATCACTCAGACGATATGAAGCATATGGAAGACGAAGAAGACGAAGACATGGAAGACATGGAGGACGAAGAAGACGAAGACGAAGAAGACATGGAAGACATGGAAGACATGGAAGACATGGAAGACATGGAAGACATGGAAGACGAAGACGAAGAAGACATGGAAGACGAAGATGAAGAAGACGAAGAAGACATGGAAGACGAAGAAGACATGGAAGACGAAGAAGACGAAGACGAAGAAGACATGGAAGACATGGAAGACATGGAAGACGAAGAAGACGAAGATGAAGAAGACATGGAAGGCGAAGACGATATGGAAGACGAAGACGATATGGTTAAAAAGCTTAAGGATATGGGAGAAGCTGTTGCGAATAAAAAGCCCAAATCTTTCTTGAAAAGTGTCACAGGAATGATGTCTATGGAAGAAACTTACAGGAACATGAATAAAAATAAGAAGAAGTAACTTTAAGGTTCATTAAAATACAAATCCCGGTTGCAAATGCAACCGGGATTTGTATTTTATATACATGAACTCGTTTCAAACTGTTTCGTTTTATAATTCCCTTGGCTATAAAATTATTCCATTATTTTTCCAAACAAAAACACCAATATTTAAAAACTGGAATTCGAACTATAATTCTGAATTAATTATAAATTTCGTAAAAGAACAAGAAACTCAAATAAACTATGGGTTACTTCTTGGTGATGTAATTGATATTGAAGGCGATTGTTTTGAAAGCAATAAATATATTGATGAATTACTTAAAGATATAGTCCATCCATGTTTTCAAAGCAAAAAATCAAAACATCATCTATTTCGATCAACAATAAAAAACCTTACCAGAATTGTAATTAATGGGGTTGAATTCAGAGGGCACAAACATCAATCCGTAGTTCCTCCAAGCACACATGAAGATGGTCAAAAATATGAATGGGTAACCAAAATTTATCATGTTAATGATATACCTATAATTCCAAAACATATTGAAGAATATATTAGAAACCAGATCAGTAACGATCAAAGTAAAAAATTTAAAAAGAAACTTAAACCAAATCACATTTCAATAAAATGTTCAAAATGTGATAAAAACATTTTCATAAATAAAACTCGTTTTGCAAAAGAAATGGTATTTGTTAAAGATGCAAGACTTAATTGGTCTTGCAATAAATGTCGTAATTTTGATTTCCGAAAGCAAATCAAAAATCATGTATTCCAATAAAAATCTACTGGATTACATTTTTTTTCAATTTCTTGATCTAATAAATGAGCAATATCCTCTGGCAAAAAATTATGTATAAAATTATAGTATTTTTTAGCTAAATTAATATCCATATTATTAATACAATTAGATACCTCGTCACAATCATATCCAAAACATTTGTAAGCATCTTTTGTTTTTGAACCCATCTTTGTTTCATCAAATTGCCAAAACTTCGTATAAATTTTTTCATTCATACCATTAAAAACGAATTCAACAAGTCTGTAAATAAGTTCTGCCAAGCTTGGGTTTGATAACCAAAAAGGTGATAAAACTCTGTATTCTAAACCATACTTCTTGCTTTTATAGCTACCAGCTTTTCCAAAAATTTTTCTTCTTTTATATGAGTCAACTGATGTGTCAATCAGAACAGAAGGAATACCTACAAACAGGTCAAGCATATAGACAAAAAGAGGCTTCATGAAGGGGTCTAGAACGGCATCCTCTCCTAGGCCACCAATGTGCAAATGACCTCCAATGGTTCTACCAGAGTTTTCACGAACCTGTTTGATAGGCAGCTTGTTATAGCAAAATTTATATGCATTTAAATCAGGTTCACAACCAATTTCATTGGTGTTTGGAAATTTTGTTTCAATTTCATTAAGCTCTCCATATGCTTGCAATGACAAGTTATAAGGAGATGTTATTTTTCTAAGTTCTAAAAACATATTATCAATTTTTGCCACAAATTGTTCTTTTGTATTTACAGGTGAAAAATTGGCTTCAATTGCAACATTGTCGTAAAAAAATTTGAAATCTTTTATTTTCAATGGATTTTTCTTGTTTTTCTTTATTAATCTAAAAGCATTTATGATTTGAAATTTGTTATCAACAATAAAAAATTCTGGGTCTGCGCCAATAAGCATAAATACCTCGCAAATTGTTGATATTATTATTCTATTACTAGTAATCCTAAAAACAAACTTATAAATAGAATATTATGATAAACCCAAGCGATATTATATTTGTTTTGTCAAATGGCTCGTACCCTCCGACAAATTCAGACCCTAATAAAAGTTTAGGGAACACTCCATCAAGTGTTTCTGTTGGAACTAATTTGGAAAATTTATTCGAAAACATTACGACAGATGATGCTTCCGCAGGAAGAATAGACTATCGCTGTTTTTATGTTTTCAACGACTCGGCAACAGATGATTTACCATCAACAAGCATTTATTTCGATGAGCAATTGAATTCACCCATTCAACTTACGATGGGAATAAACATAATTAATGATGTGCAAACTTTAACAATAAGCGGAACTCCAACTGGAGGTTATATTGTTTTAAATTACGATGGTTCAAATACATCTTCAATTGCTTACAATGTTTTAACCGGAGTTTCTGGATTTGCGACAGCAATTCAAACCGTTTTGAACGCATTAGCTGCCCTTAGTGGGATAACATGCACAGGTGTTAATTATACAACATATCAACAATATACAATAACATTTACTGGCAATGATGGTAATAGATATCAACCAATTTTAACTGTTTCTAATAATTTGACTGGCAGCGGCATAGGAACAACTATTGCAAAAAGTATCGACGGTAGTCCAATTAATTCTGTTGCCCCATTGATTACAAACTCCTTGTCTGCTCCAGCAGGTATAAACTTTATTCAAAGCTCAATCACAAATAAAAAGCTTCTCGGATTGTTAAAGGCAACAGAGGGCTTTCCGGTGTGGATTAAAAGAGTAGTTCCTGCCCAAACAAATGCATCTAATCAGTCTGGTGCTGTTTTCAAAATTACAGGGATACCTAACTGATGAAAAATTTATCCTTATGGATAAGCTTGCTGTTGCCAGTATTTTTATGTCTAGCATTTTTTGTAGGGAAGCCCGTCACTAAAGTTACCAAAGAAATAAAACATGATGAAACTGACCAAAGAAACAAATTCATTTTAGATAACTTTATTACAGACAATGAAAAATATTTAGATGAAAAAAGCTATGATGATCTAAAGATAAAATCTTTTGACAATATTACAGCCTTTAAAAAGCTAGATGTAAAAGTCAAAAAATCATTAATATTATCAAAGTGCATTTCTATCAATAAAAAGCTTGCTGAGCTAAATGAAAATATAACTCAAAGCGATTTGATAAAAGAAAAATTAAAACAATTGCAAGAAAAAATTAACACAACAATTGACAAACAAGTAAAATTTTTGTATTTAGAATATGGATCAAATTTGCATCCTATAGATAAAATATTTTTGGAAAAAATCAATGAATGATTGTCCATTCAAAAAACATTGCAAATATCCAAAAAGCGAAAAAATAAAAATTGTTGGAACTTCATCAGAAAAATTAATAAAAGTTTGTGATCGTTGCCCTCTTCTGTACCAAACGAAACAAGTTCCATTGATGCAAGATTCAAGAAAATGTTTGTATTGCAACACTACTCTTGAAGAGATAGTTGTAAGCCAAAAAGTTGGATGTTCATTTTGTTATATATTCATCGAAGAATTGCAAACAATAGTTTTAAATTCTCAAAGCGGAAACAATGTACATGTTGGCAAAAAAAGTAAAAATATCATGTTCTATCTGTTTGAAGAGTTAATTAAAAGAGAAAAAATAAAAAATCCAGAGGAATCCTTAAATTGTGACAAACTTAAAAAATTAATTGAAGATTTATTTTGATTTAATAAGCTCTATGAATTTATAAATATCTTCTTTTATTTTTTCATCCTTAATCATGGATATTTCATCTTTTATTTTTATGATTTTTTGTTTTATTCCATCTGCTGTTCTATATTGAACCCATTCTTCAAATTGTGATGGGTTTATGATTCCCATTCCTTGCCAAAATCTAGCTCCTTGTTGGTCCAAATTAAGGTCTAAATTTTTTATTGTCAATGTATTAGATTTTAGGATTTGTCTGTATTCATCAATGCCAATCTTAGCTGTAGGGTCTATTTTCCTTCGTTGCGATAAAACTAAAGCAGCAGTTCCTACAGCAAATGGGCAACTCATAGATGTTCCGCTGAGAAATGCATATGAATTTTTAGGAACTGTACTATAGATTTTTACTCCGGGTGCTACAAAATCTAAATTTGGACCAGTACAACTGAAATCTGCTCTCATGCTATTTTCATCAACAGCACCAATAGAAATACATTCTGAATATGCTGCTGGATATAAAAGCTGTTTAGTTGAACCAGCATTACCGGCAGCAACAAAGCATGTTACTTTCTTGGAATTTGCGTAGATAATTGCTTCCCTTACGGCATCAATGGCAGTTCTGCTGCCTAAACTCATGGTGATTAAATCTGCTCCATTATCGACAGCATAAACAATAGCTTTTGCTACGACTTCTTTGGTCCCCATGCCAAAAGAATTTAATACTTTTAATGGCATGATTTTAGTTTTAGGGGCTATGCCTACAATTCCTTCATCATTATCGCAGGCAGCTATAATTCCTGCGACATGAGTTCCATGCTCGGAGGAATCCTCTGGAGGTAAGCCATCTTCAACAAAATTTTTGCCTTCTACAATATTTTCTTTTAAATCAACATGATTGAGATCACAACCTGTATCAATTACCGCCACAGTTACATTTTCACCTTTTGTTAGAGACCATACCTCATTAAGTTTAAAACTTGATATATGCCATCCTAAATACTGGGAAACTGACAAAGGAGATAGAACATCTTCTTTCGTATATGGAAGCAAAAAACATGGCTCATCTTGCTGTGACATAACATATATAGGTTAAAGGTGAATAAAAATGAGTAATGCATACACAGAACTTAATCCGGGTTCCGGTGGCTCAATAATGGACGAAACCGGAGTGACATATGGTGCTGCTCCAGTTTTAAGAAGAAGAACAAGATTGATTATAGCTGGAGAAGGCATTGATGAAATTTGTCAGGTAAAGAATACAAATTTAGATGGTTCTGAATATGGTTTGGTTGTAAGGTCTCTGCCTACTGCTCCTGCAAATTCGGTTCTTGAATTCAATACAAATAATGCCGTTTCAGACAATTCAGAAACTACATTAGTGAGTTACACAGTTCCGGGTGGAGCTAATTTTTACTTCTCTGGGATAGTTACACAAGGAGATTTGCCAGCTGTTTACAGGATTTATGTTGATAGTTCTTGCAAATTAAGTTTCAGAACCACATCAAGTAATCCTTGCCTGTCACAATCTTTTAATTTACCTCCATTTTCTGCTGTAGCAGCTTCTGTTGTTACTCTAAAAGTAACCCATTTTATAAGTGGTGTTACCGGGGAGTTTGAAGGTTCAATACTAGGATATACGGTGTAATGACTATTCAAGAATTTGCGGAATGGATTTCTCAGCTAGAGCACATAGAGGTTGTTGCTTACGATGATGAAAAAGTCGTATTTTTATGTACTGATGAAAAACTTGTTATTAAACTAACAGATGTTGCAGAAAAATCGCAACATATATTGAGCATAAAAAAATTTGAAGAAAAATTATGCTTTTGTTTGCATCAAAAAGATTACTCTGAATTTGTCAGAATATGGTACGGAGAGAATAAAAAAGGTGTACCAGACCTGTCTTGGGTAACAATTAGACAAATGGCTAGTGAATTGAAGAAAAGAGACAACATAACATTTGCTTTGATTTGGATTGAGGAATCAGGATACGACAATATTTCTCTTGAGGCAAGTGGAAATCCAACAACATTGTGTGGAATGTTGACAAGAGGTTTGAATTTGGCTGTAAGACATGCTGATAAGACTATAGATTATCATGAGCCAAAAGACGATAAGTAATTTGACATTTTGAATTATCTTACAAATAATATTTTTTATATTTGACATCCTCACCTGACTAAAGTTAGAGGGGTTTTCTTGGCTCAAGGATCATAAATAAATTAAATGTTAATTCTTCAATATATCCTGAACCTAGGGCCAAATACGGTTTATACCTACAAAGGTTCAGGTACAATCGTTATTTCAGGGACCGCTCCAGTAGTTTTTAATCCAGTTTTTGAACTTTTTTTACAACGATTTAAAGTTGGAGAGTATGTTTATGATTCTGAACATACTGTATGGCAAATTGCTGCTATACAAGGGGAACCAGACAACCCAACATATGTTGCCCAAAAGAATGGAAAAATAAAATCTTTTTATGGTAACCAAATTACGAAGTTTACTAATGAAAACCAAGTATTTGAACTAATTTATCAAAAAAACATAAACGCATACGAATACAACATTCAAGTTCTAGCCCAAATTGAAAACAATTTACCTAGCACCGTTCCTGAAACTAATGACTATTTATTTCTTAAAAACGCCATTAATGGAGACTTTGGAAATAACGATAACTACGATAATAATATTATTAAATATAATGATATAATAATTGCTTTAAATCAAATAGAAAATAACTTGCCAAGTAACACGCCAGAAACGAATGATTACTTATACCTTAAAACTGCAATTAACGGAGACTTTGGTAGCAATGATCAATACGATGCCAATATAGCAAAATACAATAAAATAATAAATACTTTGAATGAACTTTATAATAACTAGAGCAGGTTAAAACATGAACTATACAGGATCAGGAACTATAGTGATCGCAGGATGCACAGTAATAAATCTGTATGTAAATCTTACCTATAGATTTAAGGTTGGAGATGTATGTTTTTTGAAATTCAAAGCAGTTAAAGGTAAGTTGGAAAAGATTGTTATTAAAGAAGTTCGAGTTGTTTCCAACGATTATATATACGGTGCTGTTAGGTTCATGTATATTGATACATTTAATGCAATATATGGTGAAGAAGATTTGGTAACAGAAAAAGAAGCCATTCTCTTAGCAAAGCAGTATTATGAGTACCAAATTTTACTTAATGTTAACGCTAAAACAGTTTGTACTCAGCGTCCTCAAGGCAAAAACAGTTTTCAAGCACCAAATTCGGTAGTGGGTGGATTTGCATAGTAGGATAAAAATCTGTATTTAAAAAAATAAAATCACTCGGATCATGTCCCACAGGCTCGTAAATATCGTTGAAACGATTTTGCACTACTCTTGTCTTTATTTGCGCCAAAGCAGAGTAAGTTTTAATCCATGTGTCAACTGAGAAAACCACAGTTGCTGAATTGATAATCTGCAAAAATTTTTTGAAATTGCTTATTTTTTCGGTCTTATTTTTACAGATAATTTTATCTGCCGTAAGCCAGAAATGATTATCATTTCTAATTTCAGGATAAAACTTTATGTCATTATCTGATCCAGTCGAAAAGACTTTATAACCGTTCTTTAGATAAATTGATACCACAGATTGGTATTCGTCTGGATGTAAAAATCTTTGTTTGCAAGCTGCTCTAACAGAACCAGAAGGACATAAAATACAAAGTTTTTGTTTATTTAATTCTTCTGCAAACCCTATTTCATTCTTCCAGTTTGTTTTTAATGTCATTCTAGATTTATACTTGTCTGGATTTTTTCTATAATCATCAAAATCTAAGTCATCTGCAAGGTGAGCAGAAACAGATAACCTGCCTGTGCTTTTTAGAAAATCAACTATTTCATTGGCAATTTTTCCACCCATGATGTTTGGGTGAATAAAATAATTTAATCCGAATAGTTCTAAAAACTTTTTCCCAAATTGATCGCTACCGCCATTAGCAAAAAATATAACTTTTGCCGATGGGTCTTTGTAACATTCTGCTAAGAGAAGTATTAGGTCACCAACTCCCCCAAATGTTAAATAAACATTTCCTTTACTTCCTATAAAATGATTAATCTTTTCCATCAAAGCTTGGTTTGCATATATTTGATTTTTTGCCAGTTGTACATTATTGAAAATAGTCTGTTTTCTCTTTGATGTTACCCTTTGTATTTGCGGAGTTGGTTTCTTTGCAATATTAGAAAGGTTATGAGGTATCAGATTAGGATATATTTTGGGCTTTTTGTTTTCCCTAAAACCAAAAGGAAACATCAAACAAAATCCTCAAAATCAGATGTCTTTATCAATCTCTTTTTCTTTTTTGCTTTTAAATCCGTATCAGAACCTACACTATCTAAGTACTTGTTTAGATACTTGTTAATTTTTGAATACCATGTAGTGACTTTGTGTGCTGGAACATCAAGCAACTTTGCAAGAGCATCTGGATTGTTCAAAAGTAAAATAAAAATTTTCCAAAAATTTTCATCTAAATTAAATCCAATCTTAATAGCATCTAAGGAAAGACTATCTTCCAGTTCTTTCTTAGCTTTCTTGAAAGAATCCATGTTTTCAAAAAGTCTTGCAAAGTTGCTCATTTTAACTCAAAAGTATGTTGGGGAGAGAACTCATAGATGCAATCTTTTTAATTATCTTTGCCATATTGGCTTTTCTAAAATGCGTAGTTGCCATAGTAATCTCCGTATGACTTATTTACCCTTTTTGTCGCTTTTTTTACAACCAACTTTTAGGTAATTGCAATCTGCTTTATTATTACTCATATCTTTCAAGGCAACCCTTGCCATTCGACCACTATTCACTCTCGTCTGCATGAACTCATCATTCACATAGTTTGTTTGAACAACTTGGCCATAATAAGATTCTTGGAACCATTGCTTGAAAGATATCATAAACTATTTATGGTTGCTTGCTTACAAACTCATTTATATTAATATTTCTTGTCCATATATGCCTTGCTGAATCTTTTTTGAAAGCCAAATTTGTCATTCCTAACATTTTTAGTTTTTTATAGGGTACTTTTTTATCTCTTATGAAAAGGATAATCTTGCTATGTCTGCTCTCCTTGAGTACTTCCTCAAATTCTTCAGACAGGGCAGGCAATACTATCAAATTGTTTTCATGATCAAAAATCTTGGCTATTTTCTTGAAATTCTCATTTACTATAAAAACATTCTGCAAACGCTTGTTTAATTGCCGAACCGTTTGACAGAAATTGTTAAGTTGAAGTTGTGTTTTTATTTTCAATTCTGCTATTCTGTTGCCCACCAAATCAGGATTGTTGGCTAAGTTTTCATAGATTTTTTTCAAAATATTTTTCTTTTTTGCATAACTCAAAATTTCTTTATGACTGTCACGAACATTTCTTAAAAAGTTTCCTTTTGATTCATCCGACAAACAAATTACCTCCTTGTTCTTTTTATTCTTAATAGCCAAATAAAATGTATCGCCTTCAGAAAATTCAAGATAATCAAAAGAATTAAAAATATTGTCTAAAATATCTTCAAATACTTTTTTTACTGAAAATTTCTTGAGGTCTTTTTTTTCAATTATTTTTATCATTATTCCTCTTGTTCGTGAATCAATTTTTGACATTTCTTGCAGGTGACTTTGTACTCTCCATAGCCTCTTATTGATCCCTGCCAAAAAAATACTTCCTGAAAATTCATTTCTTGCATGCACTCAACACAAAAAGTCTGCATAAACCTTGTGTCTTCTGGCTCTTGCATGTCTAAATAAAAATAACAATCAAGGGAATCCATAAATATAAGTTAGTTTTGTCATATTATATTACATGAAAACTTTTTTAACTATTTCAATTACCTTTTTCATTTCCATGTCTTGTCTGCTTGGAAACGCTAATAATGATAATAACCAGTTTATTCAAAAATGTTTGAAACCGACTGTGCTTATAGAATCTACAAAATCTCCTGCATCTGGTACAGGTTTTATTGTTAATTCAAGTCTAATAGAATCTATAAATTGCTATTGCAATGTTGTTTTTTCTTGCGAGCATATATTAAAATCTACAGATTTATTAGTAAAATGTTCTGAATTTGACGATCAAGGTAACTTTGAAAAATACAAAAATTTCAAAGGCGTAGTAGCTGCCATAGATGGATCAAATGATTTGTCAATTGTTTTTTTTCTAAGCCCAAATCAAATGCGATGCGTTGATTTAAATCAAAAATATAAACCAAAAATAAGAGATGCTTTATTTGCAGTAGGTCACGCTCTAGGAGAACCAGCCAGATTTGCTGAAGGTAAACTTACTGGAGTTTTAAGGTCAGAAACTACCAAACAAATTTTATCTTACAGGACATCAATCAATATCGTTTTTGGAGATTCTGGTGGTCCTTTATTTTACGAAAACAAAGTAGTTGGAATTGCTAATAGCATGAAAAACGCTAATTACGGTGATACTAAATTCCCAGTATACGACATATCATTTTATAAACCGATTGAATTGATGCAAGATATGCTAAGAAATAGATTTATAAATAATGATGACTATCAAGATTTCAAAGTGCCAGAAATCATGAACTTCATGTTATGGTCAAAAATGATTGAGATCGTCAACTAAATCCAACCACGCTTAGTGGCCTCATTGACCTCTTTCATAGTGACCTTTCTTCCCAAAAAATCAGAAACACTATTAACAAAATGCTTAACAATATCTTGCTGTACCGCTTTTTTATACATTGAACCCATTCTTACAGCTTCGTGGAATGATGTGATGTCAACCGACCAATCAAATTTTTGATCACTTATCCAAATTTCCCGCTCCACAGAGCCATTAGAATGCAACTTAATTCTGGTTTCGAATTTTACTTTGCCCTCTGGGATTGGATCGTCTTCTGGTAAAAATAATTCAGAATTTTGTACTTCTATTTGTTTTTCTTCTTCTTGCATATTTCTTCCTTCGCATCTTTTAAAGACATCGCAACAACTTGATCCATATTCAAATAAATATATCTACCTAATCTACCGCCTACAATGTACTTATCTAATAATTCAGAATCGTTCTTATATTTTGCATAAATAATTTTATTTTTTTCTGTTGGCATTGGATAAAAAGGTATTTTTTTGTCATCATAGTCATCAGGAAACTCATATGTGACAACTGTTTTTTCCTGATTTAACTGTGCAAAATATTTATGCTCTACAATTCTGGTATATGGAACATTCTCTTCTGTAAAATTGATAATTGAATTACCCTGAAATGTTTTTGCAAATTTCTTGGTTTCAAACCTAAGAGACCTGTATTCTAATAAACCATATTTGTAATCAAATAATTCGTCTATCTTACCACTATAAACAATTTTTTTATAAGACTTCTCAAAGTCTTTCCTGTTTTCAAAAAAATCACAGTTCAAAATTATGTTTATGTTTTTATGATCTAACATGTTTTCAAACAAATTGGTATATCCACCTATCGGAATACCTTGATACTTATCATTAAAATAATAGTCGTTATATTCATACCGTATCGGAATTCTTTTAGCCACAGTATCAGATAATTCTGATGGATTTATATTCCATTGTTTTTTTGTGTATCCTTCAAAAAAAATATTATAAATCTCACTTCCTAAATTAGACAAAATGTAACTGGCAAAGTTTTTACTTTTACATGTCTTTTTCATTTTACGGATCACATTTTTAGCTTCTGATGGTGTTGTGACTCCGTATAGCTGATTCAGAGTAAATAAATTTATTGGAAATGAATAAATGTTATTTTTATGGTTGACTTTAATTTGCAATTTAAAATCGTTGAAATTTGAAAATCTTCTGAGGAAATCCCATACTTCTAGAGAATTAGTATGGAATGCATGTGGTCCATATTTGTGAACAGGTATGTTGCTTATTTTTTCTGTATAGCAGTTTCCAGCAATATGTTTTCTTTTATCAATTAAATCTACTTTATATCCTGCTTCTGCAAGAATCCTAGAAAATACAGCCCCGTAAAATCCACAGCCAACGACAAGGTAGCTTTTCATATACTTAAAAGAGAAATGCCTGCTTGGAATCAATCCAAGCAGGTATTAAAAATTTTGTTAGATATTAGAGGCCAAAGTTGGCAATCTTGATTACAGCATAACCAACAACATCGGTGCCACTTCCAGCTAGTCCTAGTGTGCAAATGTTATTGCTAATAGCAAGTGTACCATTGACGGCGGTGCCGTCAGTATTGTTGCTAACCAATAGAACAAAGTCAGCTGTGCTTCCAACTAGTGGAAAAACAACAGAGGCTGCGCCAGAAACCAAGGCTTCTTTACCAGCCTTAACGATGTGTGGGCCAATTAGATGTCCAACGCCAAGTGTTTGACGCTCTCTTGCGCCTTTAGATGCCCCTTCTGCTGAACCGGGGCCGGTTCCTAATACTGATGTAGCTCCCATGAATAATTACCTCCAAAAAATAGGTACTCTAGCTATGTCTCTAAATATATTTTATTAAATACATTTGGTACGAAACAATTAAGAAAATATTTGCATATATAAATATATGTTAGACGACTGGCAGTTTGATGGAAAAAAGCTGAGAAAAATTGATCTCACCAATCGTGAGAAGCAATTCGTACTTGGCGGTTTGCTTGGCAATTCAAGCGTCATTTTTCCAAAGAATTCTTTAAACCCCCATCTCCAAATGAGAGAAAGTGTTAAAAAAGGTGGAAAATGGATTCGTTGTAAAGCTGAAGAATTAAAAAGATTCAGCAGACAAAAATCATTCATTTACGATAAAGATAGCTTTAGATGGAATTCAATAACTAATACATGTTGGGATTATTTTTACGAATTATGCTATAAAAATAAAAAGAAAAAGATAACATTCGAATGGCTTGACCAACTACAGGATTTAGCTCTTGCTGTCTGGTTTATTGACAAAGGTCAGGTGCTAATGAAATCTTGTTACATTCGGGCCAGCCGTTTAGATAAAGAATCTTTGAATACATTCGTTAAATATTTTAAAATAATTGATATACCATGTTCAATAAAAAAACATGGAGGCAGTACTGTTCTAAGTTTTGAACAAGAAAATCGTGATAAGTTAATTAAATTAATTGGACCGTGTTTTCCTAATTATTTAAAAAATTAAGGTATCTTTTTAGCACTATTAAGATAAAAAGGCTTGGCATTTTTCCAAGCAATTATACCTAGTTGATTGTGGTATTTATCATTAACATCTAAATCATGCCACCTTGACAAAAGCTCAGATTTTGGAATATATCCATGCATACAATTTAACCAAGGGTCTTCAAAGAATATGTTCTTTTTATCAAAACCTATGGCTACAACATAATGACCACTTCCAGTATTTTTGTATTGTTTACTAAAACCATACGCTTGTAATGCCAAAATAACCGGCCTGCGTTTTTGTAATTCAGAACACAAAACACTTATAGTCATGTCATATTCAAGCTTGCAAAAAATTCCCACAGATTTAAAATATGTTGCAATTTTATTAGGAGAAGTACCGTAAGTTTCGTCTGTCTCTAAATAAGCAAAATAGTCATAGTGAGAATCCAATCCCAAGCCATAATAAGCACAAATAGAATGTACCACCGCCGCCCCACAACTAAAATGCGTTTTTTGTTGCACTTCAGGCAACCAGATTTTAATTGATTCTGGGTTGATCTTTTTGTACACTTCTTTCTTATTGGCTTTATTTATTCCCACCAACTATGTACGAAAAAATGTCATATTTAAACGACTTATTTTTACCAGAAATCGAGTTTTTACATGAAAATTTTTCTTTATATCATTTTCCATACATTAATAACAAAATACAAACAATTGATAAAAAAAATCACATTCTTTCTATCTATGGACTAGAAGGAAATACTGATGTTTTTAAAAAAATATATAATGAAATATCTTATTGTAACAAAAAAAATATACTTATTAGTTGCAATGTTTCAAATCCAACAGACTTATCATTTGTAGCTTATGAACAATGTTTTGCAACAAGTTTAAATATCGACTTTGTTGGAATGTATTTAGTTATGAAATTTGAACTTTTTAAACCAAGTTATTATTTAGCGGGTGCCCCAGCCGTTGTAGCTTGAACAGATGCGGTTCCTCCTCCTCCACTTGGTCGAGGAGATGATGGACTTCTAGGAGGACAAGGACCACCAGAGCATCCAGCAGCTTTAGGCTGGTCTACTTTGCCCTCTCCACCCCCTGAACCAGCATTTCCGGGGTATGTAACCTTGTTCTTCGGAGCAGAACCAGTTGGTGTCGGCTCTGCCGGATCAGTTCCCGGTGTTCCCATCGTACCGCTTGCTTCTTTTATATGAAGCCAATCATAAAAACTTAATTGCATATGGTATATATCTTAGTATGAAAACATTTAAAAAATGGTTAACAGAAATGGCTGGTGGATACGCCATCGTTGGATGCAAAGATTTAAATAATCCAAATTTTCAAGTTTGGGGAGCTATGTCTGATTTTAAATGTAAAAACAAGAAAAAACTTGATCTGCCCTACACCACAGATAATCCACCAATTAAAAAACCAAAAAAATAAATCAGTTTGTCGGTTTACTTACAAACTTTGATGGAGGCAAAATATAAAAACGAAAATCTGCATTTTTAGTTAAACTGCCGTCACCTTCCTTAGCATTATCTTCTATTTTCCCATCTTCATACTTGTTCATTTTAAATCTACTTAAGATCACATATCTGCCTTTTTTGACTTCATCCATAGCTGCTTCTAACTGTCTGTGTATATTTTTGTCATAAGACAATTTAAACAACCGAGCCGTATCATTTGGTTTGTAATAGACGAAATCTTGCCAGTCTTCATAATATAGATTGCAATCTGCATGGTTTTCAAGCAATACATAAATACTCTCAGGCTCGTTGCTGATCACATTCATTAAACGGCCCTGATTAGGCATAGGGCTCGTTGAAGGCCACCCTGTATACGAGTCGATCCCAACCCATAAAATTGCCGTGAAAAAGATTGTTACATTTATTGTCCAAATTTTAGCAGTCAGATGTCCTTTGCAACCAATTATTATCCATAGAAGTAATATTGCTAAGAGAAGAAACATTAAAGGTAAAAACAAAGTATTCATGGTGTTCCCTTTTTCTTTATCAGACTGCGCTTAGGTCCTTCCGTTACATAAGAAACATTTCCTTCCTTATCGATGCCAAACCTAAAAACAGTCTCTTCAGAACCTGCTTCTATCAAAACAACATCTCGAAAAGCTACTAATTTATAAGGATTCATTTTTTCCAATTTGACATTAACAGGTATTGACTTTTCAGTAGTCTTTCTGGAATAACAATGCACATTTACAATATATTCCCCCGGCATTATTCCACGAATTGAAACTATTTCTCTATTTTCTTTGTACTCAATTTTTTTTCCATTAGGCAATGTAATTGTATCATTCATATTCCCAATATCATCTCTGTCTAAATGCATCAATCCATCTTCTCTACGATTAAAACAGGTTATATTATTCAAAGGATCAATCACATATGTGTCAACATCATCATCAAACTCATACGGCCATCCAACAGTAATCATAAACTCAACATTTTTAACTTTCGGTTGAGGATCATTTTTATCAGAAATCAACATCAAAGATAAAACAAAAAATGCAACAAATGCCAACAATGTGTTAAATAACAAATCTAGAAACGATGTCTGAGAACCATAGTTTTTATGCCTTACCATTTTTTTCCTCTTCCCGATTCACAAATCTTTCAATATCAAAAGCTTGAAGCTTAATTAAATTGCCGAAAATTAAACCAGCAAGAGTAGTATAAAGTGCAGTTGCCATACCACCACTCATAGAAACAATCATTCCTTGAATACTATTAGTATTGGAAACATTTAAAGAAGAAAATCCAGCTAGCATCTGGATAAAACCAACTACAGTACCTATCATTCCTAAAGCTAAACACACTTCAGAAAAAAACCATGATAAATCTAATTTGCTTTCAATCTTGTTTTTTGAATCAAGTGTGTACGCAACATTTCCATTGTAACCGGAAATCCAACAAAAAATCATCATGATTACTAAACAAAGATAACTTGAGTCTTTCTGGTAAATTTCATAAAATAATCCAAATCTCCAACAAACAAATGCAACAAATGCAATCACAGCGTTCATTAACCACCATCTCATAAAACATGCATTTTTATTCATAGCTGTCCCTTCTAAAAACAAATTGACTTTGCATTATATTCATAATAAATTAAACCATACATTTATGAAAACTCACATCATCTATAAATGCGCCCAAATTCTTGTAAAAGATTGGGCGGGAGACAAAAGTCGTCCAACTTTTCATTACACCTTTGCCGTTCGCAAAAATAAAATCCTCACTATCGGTAAAGCCCAACCAGATAATCCATCTATAATAGTTAGCAGACTAGCAAAAATATACAAAATAGAAAAATGGATACAATATCCTTACTTCCATTCCGAAAGCAATCTCATAGCCAAAATCGATCCCAAATACCTAAACAAACAACTTGAAATACTCAACTTAAGAATCAATAGACATGGCAAATTCCGTTTCTGTAAACCTTGCATCAATTGCCAAAAACTTTTAGACCACTATAACATTCACAAAGTAAGCTGGAGCACAAATCTTCCAGAAGATGATCACAAAATTATTATGTTAGATGGATACGAAAAACTTAATATAGAAAATCCTTGCTTCTTGACATCCTTCCCTGACTAAAGTTCGTGGCTTTCTTGACTCGAAAATCGTAAAAAAATATCATAAAAATAATATTTTGATAATATATATTTTAAAACCCATATGGAGAATATTAATTATGGCCAAATCATTTCTAGAATATGTAGAAAACAGAATTGTTGAAAACTTTGACTACAACGAAGCAGCAAACCAAATCAACACAGTAATTTCTGAACAAGGACATATCACCCCAGAACAACTCCATGAAATTTTAGCACCAGCTTGGGTTTCTGCTCTTGCTAGAAAAGCCGGTGGAGCCATGGGAGCAGCCAGATCAATAGGTGGCAAACTAGCTAGCGATGCTGCAAGCAAAGTCGGATCAAGCTTTGCCAATGTAACCAAGGATACCTTGGGCGCTATCGGAAAAGTGGCCGGTAAAGGTATGGATTATGTTGCCGACAAGGCAGCTAAAGTTGCTCAATACGGTTCTGATGTTTCCAAAGCTGGTGAACTCGGATACGAGTATGGCCATGGCCGTGAAGGTATGAGACAAAAAATGGCTGCTCTCGGACATGAGAAAGCAGCTGCCCAAAGACTACAAGGCATGGGTGGAATCGGCTCACAAGAGGCTGGACAAAGAGTCGGCCAAGTTAGCGGTGCTATGCAACAAATTCAAGATATCATGAAAAATCTAAGCAGAGAAGATCAAGCTAGACTATATGCTGATCTAAGAGCTAGAGGCAATAAGGTTGCTTAATCAATCACATAAATAAAAAAAGCCCCCATATTTTTATGGGGGCTTTTTTTATTACCCATGTAACTTTAAAATTACCGGACCATCATCTTCTTCTTCTTCATGAGACAAAACGATAGGCTCTACTTTTCTACCAATCGTCTTTCGAGATTTGAATGCATCAAGTTCTCGTTGATAAGTAGAATCAACAGCATTCCTAATCAAAAGACGCTTTTGTTGGTCTTCAATCAAATGCTTAATTCCTTTGTCCTCTAAAAACTTGTCAAATTTAACAAGCCAAATATTAAAAAGAATACACCTTACACATCCAATAACAACCAACATACTCATAAAAGATATTGCAGCAAGGCCAGATAAACCAATGCCTACATAAATACAATTCAACATAAAATCTATCATTTTTTATCCTCCAGATGAATGAAATCCAATCATAAGACCAATTAAAATAAGTTTCGCCACAATCAGGGGCCAGCTGCAATTGATTCAATCCCTAATCCCTTTAACAGAGGATCAGTCGCCAATGTCTTAATGTTAGCATACACCCATTCCTTGAACTTCTTTTCAGCTGCTACAGCCCTGTCCTCCGTAGGATTCACCCCATTCTTCACATCCATAGCATGCGTAGCCTCATGAACTATTGTACTTGCTATCTCCAAAACCGCCAACACATCTGCATTCGGCTTCCCCATCCAATCTTGCCTATTTCTATTAATATTAACATTGATAATACTTGATGTCTTGATTTTATTTAAGTCAATCTCTGGATAAGCTTTTAATTGCTTTTTCAAAACCGCCAAAGGTAAATGCTCTAGCTTCTCTTTATATTTGTCCCAAACCTGTTTGCCAAATCGTAAAGCCATTTTCTGCTCTACCTCTTGTCCTAATATGTTGGTATTTTCAGTTGAATTGTAAAGCCCATAGACATTCTTGCTTAAAGGCGCTACCGTACTTATGTCTAACAATAATTTAGACTGCGGAGGTAATGTCTGATCATATTTCCTTACTAAATCTATAGCTATCTTTGCCTTGTCGTAGTTAGAAGATATCTTATCAATTACATTTTCTGTCCCTATGACAGACATGTCAATCTGCTCAAATAACCAATCAGTAAATTTTTTCATAGTACTTTATATACCTTGGCAAAGAACAAAAAGGACAAAGACATGAACAACTACCAAAAAAAATACGAAGAACTTAAAAAAAAAGCAATCGCACTCGAATATCATTTAGATGAAGGCATAAACCTAATGACTTTTCTCAGCAACAGAATCAACAGACTTGAAGCTGCCATTAAAGAACATAAGTTTCGCAAAGAAGAATCTGTTAAATATATTTCTGAAGATGATGAAAAACTGTGGGATAAACTTTTTGAGGAGACAGATTTAGATGCCTAATATTTTCTTTATCTCTGACACCCACTTCGGCCACCAAGGTATGTGCCAGTTTCTTAGAAGCGATGGCACAAAAGTAAGACCATTTCTTTACTCCGATCAATGTGATGATGTCATAGTTGAAAACTGGAACAAAACCGTCAGGCCTAATGATAAAATTTATCACCTTGGAGATGTTGCCATCAAACGACAATATATAAAAGTTCTTGAAAAATTAAACGGAGATAAAATACTTATCAGAGGAAATCACGATATTTTCAAATTAAAAGACTACACCACATACTTCAGAGACATAAGAGCAACCCATAAACTCGATTACTTTTTACTTTCACATTACCCTGTTCACCAAGACTGCCTCGAAGGACATGTTAAAGTAAATGTCCACGGACACCTACATTATAAAAGAGTTCTCCAAAACCAATCCTGCATTGATCCAAAATATGTTAATGTTTCCGTTGAATGCATTAATTACACTCCAGTATCATTTGACGAAGTTGCAAAAATGTATAAAGACCAATCATCTTAAAAAGTTTTTGATTGAGACTGATCAACACCAATTTCATAGTTGTTATCTTCTAACCACTCAGCAAAATTTCTTTCTATAGCAGAAACAAATTCTGGTGGCAACCTGTCACTATAATGCTTATTAGTATTAGGACTAAAATGCTGAATATGCATTAAAGATTCACCGTCTTCGTTAAAATGATTCTTTGAATTTCCTATTTTTGTCAAATCATCCAATAACTTTGTAACATTAATTGGCAAGCCTATTATCTTAAATATATCACTAACTATAGATTCTTTTTTCGTTTCAAAATCCTCGTAAACAACTTCATAATGCGAAGCTTCTTTCCATAAATGATAATTCTTTAAAACACTACGCATAGAACCAACAAGCTGCTCAGGACTAGTAAAATGATCATAAGGCTTATGCTCGTAAGCGGATGAGGCTATGTACCTAACATCTCTCTTGGTAGTAAATATGTGCTTGCCATAATCCAACCACATAGGATCGTAATCATGAATCTTCACTATGTTATGCTTGCTATCCTGATGGGAATAACTACTGATCCAACCAGCATTGATTTGATCCTTGTCAAAAAACTGCAACATCCCCAAACGAATGATGTTGTAAAGCCTTGTACTTCCTGACCTTGGTATTCCAGCTGTAACTATATTCACAAACCAAAACCTCCATTAAAACCAAAACCCTTCGCACCACCAAACCCACCACCACTAAACCCACCTAAACCAAATTGTCCACCACCCATACCACTCATTCCCATACCGCTCATGCCCATACCGCTCATGCCCATACCGCTCATTCCCATACCACTCATTCCCATACCACCACCCATTCCCATACCACTCATTCCCATACCACTCATTCCCATACCACTCATGCCAAGTTGTCCACCACTAAAACCAAATCCACTCGCTCCACCTTGCTGTCCAATCATATATCCGGGCTGTATTGGAATTATAGAATATGGGCCACCCGGACCCGAAGGCCTAATAACATTCCCCGGAATATATGCGCCATACGGATTGTTATTTCCACCTGCTCCACCACCCATGCCACCCATACCCATCATACCACCACCCATACCCATCATACCACCACCCATACCCATCATACCACCACCCATGCCGCCCATACCACCACCGATACCCATCATACCACCACCCATACCCATCATACCACCACCCATACCGGACATACCACCACCCATACCGGACATACCACCACCCATACCGGACATCCCGCCACTCATCCCACCCATTCCCATAGCTCCAGATGCACCTATTTGACCAGAAAACCCTCCTATACTCACAGGAGGACGCATGGGAGCAGGTTGCGGAGGATGAGGAGGCATAGTAGGTCTAAACTGAGCCAAACTTACCGCCCCAGTAAACATCAATATAACAACCAAAATGATTCTAAATATATTATTATTCACAACTCACCTCCAATATAATAATTACGCACAAGATTATTTATCGATTAAAAAAATTAATAAATATTTTGCAGTTTTTTCTTCAATCCTTCTTGTAAATAAATTATAATTGTTTACTAAATGAGGCCACTATATGTCTGAGACAGTCGCAACAAAAGCCAAGACTAATCTTAGAAAATTTCAATTCGATTTAATAATACCAATATTTATAAACACATCTGAATGGCTTGTAAAAGTCCTCAAAGAAAATAATTGCCACGATATGACACCATCTATTCAATTAAAAAACCTAAATCTACATGTCTACAGAGAATCTGAGTCTTTTGAAAAAGCAGTCGCATCCGCTAAAAAAGATGTAAAAAAAACTCTAGAATCATTCGGGTTTTCAGATATGAAAATGTTAGTTATCAGTTATGAAAACTAATACCCAATAGATTAATAAAAAAATAAAAAGCGGGTAACGAGATTCGGACTCGTACTAGAAACTTGGAAGGATTCCGTGCTACCGTTACACCATACCCGCAACTTATACAGATTATGAATAACTTATTCATCATCTGCATATTTTATTACAGTAAGCCTAATTGCATTTGCAAAAATTATAAAAAATTCGATTGTTATTTTCTGCCCTAGAAAGGGTATTCTTGAGAGAAAGCGCAAAATTCTACGCAAGAATATGTTATTTTCTGCCATTGAAAGGGCATTCTTACAACTGAACTCAAATAATATTTAAATTCATGTTTGTTTTTATGTTTGATTTACTATATAATAATACATTCATTAAATTCACTAAGGAGATACCACATGTACATGCAAGAATTGCCTGAAACACTTTTTACCACAACTAAAGTTAAAATCAAGTATGATTGTGACTGCAAAATTGAAAGGGAAATGAAATGGGTTGATGCAAACAAAAATTTCACGAAGAATAATTCTAAGCATATTTGTAAAAAATGTTGGCTAAAAAGCGACGATAATCCATCAAAAAAACCAGAAGTTCAAATGAAAATTGCAGCTACTATTGATGAAAAATATGGTGGCGTTTTGCCAATGAATTCGCAAGAAGCAATTGAATCCAGAAAACAGCAATTTGAAGATCCTAATTTTGTTGAACAGAGAAATAAAAAAAGAATTAAAACTTCCATAGAAAGATATGGTGCCGAACACCATATGAAAACAGATACAGGAAAAAATGCACAAAAAGAAGCCATGATTGCAAAATATGGAGTTGAACATCCTTTACAATCACCAGAGATAATTGCAAAAATGCTTCAAACTGTACAAGAGCGACATGGTGTCAACAATGTAATGCAAATTCCAGAAGTGATGGAAAAACAACAGCAATCAACTTTTGATGCATATGGAGTTAAACATTATAATCAACTGCCAGAAGCAAAAGAATACTTGAGAGAAAATTGCACCACATGGCTTGCCGATTCATATGCCAATCCTTGGGCTAAAGGAATAACAAGACCGGAAGAATGGAATGAAAGGAATAGACAGGCTGTTAAAGATGCAATGGCAAATGGGCGATGGAATGGTGGATATCTTTCAAACACAAGAGGGAGATTTCCAGCTTGGAAATGTAAGAAAGATATGCCATATTTTCTATCATCTTTAGAGCTTAAATTTCATTATTGGCTCAATCACGATCCTTCTGTGGAATTCTATAATTATGAAGGGTTGTGTATAGAATACATAAAACCAGCAGATGGTCGTTTGCATTTGTATTATCCTGATTTTCAAGTAAAATATTTTGATGATGATACAATACATGTCCAAGAAACAAAAACATATAAAGACAAAGATAATTCTACTGTTTTGGCAAAACAAGATGCGGCTATAAATTATTGCAATAAAAACAACATGAGATATAGTCTGTTGTTTGATGACCAAGTTGACAATTTAGTAAAAATTGATTACGAAATAATAAAAGATTTTCCGGGTATAATTTGGGAACAAAAAAAATAAGTATATTATAGGTATAATTTTTAAAAAACAAAAAACCCCGGATTTCTCCGGGGTTTTTCTTATACTTAACTTGAGATAAAAAGAGTATTTGTATCTCCGTCACACGACAAAATTTGCAATTGATAGCCTTGCATAGAACTTTGCACCTTCTCTTAGCAATTTCTTACCATACCTAGTTAAAATTCCCTTACGGGGGCAGAAGCTCTCTGGGTCTAGCACAGTTGGTGTTTGTGTTAGAGGAACATATGGGCAGTAGAAGTAACCGCTGTCCATGTAGCTATCGCCCTTGTAACCCATTAGGATTTGGTTATTTGGGAATAGTGGGTCTTTATAGAGGCGGTAGCGATTAGCTACGGTGCCTACATACTGGATGCCTAGGCTGCTGGTGAATGTCTCGCTAGGAGCGGGAGCGAAGCCAGCGGTGGCTGTTTCGAAGATTGAGGCGACTTCTGGGCTTGTGACCAAGAAGTTAGCGCCACCACGGAGGGTCTTACGATGGACTACATTGGAGACCTCAACGATCTTCACATATAGAGCTTCGTATTTTTCCTTGATTGTATCACCTAGGGCTGTGGCTAGATCCCATGCAGCAACAGTACCGGCGTTGTTACGCAAGTCCTGAATAACTTCACGGTCGATTTCTAGGTTAATTTCCTGTGCTAGAACGCCAGTTAGTTCGGCTTCTGCATCGAGGTTGTGTTGGCTACGGAGGTCTTGTTGAGCCTCATATGACCATACAGCCTTGAGCTTACGGGTTTTAGCAGCGATTTCCTCGGATTCAATCACTAGATTGATTTCGGGGAGATCTTGGTTGCATTCCATGTTGTACTCGTAGCTTATGACTACATACATCTCGCCTGTGCCAGCTGTGCCGGTTTGCTGTAGAACTAGCTCACCTGTGGTGAGGTTCAAGCTGGAGCCGGAAGCTTGTGCATAAGCTGTGGTGATGGTTGTGAAAACAAACACGCTAGAGGAGTTTACGGTGAAGGTTTGAGCAGCAACACCGTTGTAATAGACGGTTCCGGTTACGGTTCCGGCTAGGATTGGGGTGTGCTCAAGGTTACCGAAGTTTGTTGCAGCGCTTACAACACGGGCCAAGGTTGATGTGGCCTCGTTTTGGATGAACTGGCTGGAGTAGAAGATGTCAAGATTAGCATCACCGGATGCTCTCTGTTGGAGGGAGTTGACATCATCACCGGGGAAACCACCGTTGTTGGAAGCTCCACGGATAGAGCCCTTGTTGGAGCTATAGCGGAAGCGGAGGTAGTATACCAAGCCGGTTGGTCCGAGTAGTGGTTGAACGGAAACAATTTTGTTTGCGATCAACTGGGGGTAGATACGACGAACAAGAGGAATAGAAATTCTCTTGAACTGAGCGACATCGCTAGTATCTGTGGAAGTTTCATTGATCAGTCTTTGGTTCTCAAGAAGAACTGCTGTAGCAGAACGGACAAAGGGATCTTCAATGCCCTTGAGAATACCAGTTTTCGACCAATTTGCTTCTACTTCTCTAGCTTCGTTTAGAAATCTTGCGTTAGCGTTCATTGTTACCTCTTAAAAAGATGATTAATTCTTGGATTTCTTCACACCTGAAAGAACGAGCAAATCGTTAACTGCACCGTTTGAGTTATCGTTGAATTCAGCGATGACTTGAACATTTTCGGTGTCTACATGTCCTCTCCCGCTTGCGTTCTTTACTTTCAGGGTTCTTTCTTTCTGCTCTGTCAAGACTTTTGTTTTCTTGGCAGCAGCTGCTGCTGGCTTAGCGGCCTCTGTGATGACATTATGGGAAACTCTGCGAACGGACTCGGTTAGACGGGTGTTGTCTGTGCTGAGTCTGATGTTGCGGGCTTCCATGATGCGTAGTTGACCACGGAGTTCCTCGATAGCCTTGCTGGCTTCTTCTATCTTTGAGGCGGTTGCGAAGGATTTGTCTTCGTCGCTCAAGTAGTCGGATGTGATATTAACTATCTTGTCTAGGGCAACCTTGTGTTCAAGGATGCGGGGATCGTTAACCAAGTCTTTCTTGGCTTGCTCGTAGATTTCGGAGCCCTTGTATTGGAGGAATTGATCAACTTTCTCCACGATATAGGCTTTCATCTCAGCTAGCTTTTGGTCGTACTCTTCGTAGAGATCGACTTCGACTTGGCTCTTGGAATTGCGTTCAGCTAGAAGCATTTGGTAGGCTTCTTCGTAACCTTCTTCTAGTTGAGCGTCGAATTCTTGATTTTGAACTTCTAGGCGAGTGCGGAGATCGTTGATGATCTCATAAGCTTCTTGGTATCCCTCGTAAGCTGTCTTCTCAGCAGAAGCGAGTTCACCGGAAAGCTGAGCATAAGCCTCTTCTAGGTTCTTATTATACTCTTTTTCCATTTCGTCCTTAGCGTTCTCAATCATCTCGCTAATGACGCTGGAAACTTCCTTAACTTCATTCTCAGGAAGCATTTTTTTTAATGATTCAAAAATTTTGTTTTCCATATATTGACCTCGTATTTTTTATGTATGCACACATGTCAATTTTTTCTCAAAAAAAAAGTCATTATACCCATCGGAGCAAAAACATCTTATCTTTTGAGATTAATTGTATATAATAATTATGCATCAATTTAAAAATTTTAAAACATTATGAAAAAACTTACACAAGTACAAGTTGAAAAAATATTTGTATTATATAATTGTCTTTTGCTTGATTCTTATGAGCATTCATCTTTTCCTTTAAAATACAAGTGTTTTTGTGGTAATATTTCTACTATTTCTTTAAATAAATTTAAAGAAAGAATTCAAAAAAATAAAGGATGTAGATTTTGCAAATCTCATAATTGGAATGAAGATCAGGATGAAATCTTGAAAAGAATGTATGGAAAATTTTCAAGAAACGATATTTCTATAGCATTAAAAGGTGTTGATAAAAGTTTTATTAAATCAAGAGCTAAATTTCTAAAATTAAAAGGAAATGTATCTTTTGTTAACAAGTCTGCTCGTAAAGGCAAGGGTATAAAAAACATTTATAATTATTCATTTTTTTCTAAAATATCCAATTTAACTTGTTATTGGGCTGGAGTTTTAGCAGCAGGTGGCTGTGTGTTGCCTAAAAAAAATACGGTTTCTGTTCGATTGCATGGAAAAGATAAAGATCACTTGTGTAGGTTTCAGAAAGATATAAACCACAATGGAAAAATATTTGATTTGAAAAAAGAAAATCAATGCCTAATTAATTTACACTCTGCTGAAAAATGGACAGAAGATTTAATGTTAATTTACAACATTACTCCAAGAAAATCAAATACACTTAAGCCTCCAAACATAAAAGCCTGTTCAAATGTTATAAGTTTTATCTGTGGGTACATAGATGGAGATGGAGATGGATATTTAAGTAGCAAAGGAATAAATTCAGACTACAGTATTAAAATATATGGTACTGAAGAAATGTTAAATTGGATTAAAAAATATTTTGATAAATGGGTTCCACCTATAGGAAAAAAAGAATCAAATGTAAACTTTGTCAAAAAATATATGTGCAGGTACGCAATTACTGGTATTAGATTAAAAGTCTTGATTGCTAAATTACTCTCTGTTGACATACCCAGAATGACGAGAAAGTGGTCTTGTTATCAAGAGATTAAAAAACAAGCCTAATTTTATTTATAAATAAAATTAGGCTTGTTTAAATTTAATTTTTTAATTTTTTAAAGTTTAGTTGTTATGTCTTTAACCCTTGAACTTACCATATTTCCCAAACAAGCAATTAATGCATCTTTGTTTACAGAAGTTTTGAAAACTTCATTTTTTGCTTGAATTTTGTAATTTTCTTCGGGAAGGTTCTCTTTACTTTCCTTAGTACTTACAACTTTACGCTGGAAGGCAGCGTAAGTAGAGGGGTCGGCAACGACATCAAAGGTAATTAGCTTGTAAGACTCACTAATAACTAGAACGCCGTTTTCATTCACTTTACCATTGCCAACGCCTCTTGAAGAAACGCCAACTCTGACACCATCATTAATTAAAGCTTTGAGAATTTTGCCGTGTGGGGTGTTTAGGATTTCTCCTTCTCCCATCATGACATTTCCTTCCCACCATAATTTTGTGATTACATGGGAGGCTTTCTCAAAGTGAATGATGGAATCTTCGGGGTGATCGAGTTCACCGACGAGACCTCTGGCTTTAATGCATTCATTGAGTTTACTGACATTTTCGTCTAGAACCTCGTAGGTATAGACTCTTCGGTTTTTGTTTTCTTTGTTGGCTTCTTGGAATTTGCCCCTGAACTTGGTGAGTCCTCTGTCGGAAGACTCATTCAAGCTCAGTTCGATTCCACTATTTAAGCAGCAATCTATTAATAATATATTAGACATACTTTATCCTTTACTACTTGATAGTGGGTTAAATTCACTCGCTGCCCATTAGGAGCTTAAGTGAGTCTTGCATTGTCATTCCATGGTCAGGGATGTAGGGGTTCTTCAAGTTGGGCAGGACATCTGCGCCAGACATGTTTGTGTATTCATTTTCATCTTCAACGCTCTTCTCGCCTTTGATCTTGAAAGCACCGGCTTTTGGCACATAGGGGTTGCTTACATTGGGGAACACTTCGGAGCCCTTCATAGCGGTGTAGTAGTCCTCGACATTAGCGTGAACGCTCTTGCCATCGGAAACTGGGCTGCTCTTGAAAGGTCCGGGGTGAGCGCCGGGGGAGCCGTTGACATCTGCGTACTTGTGAATAGCGGGGTTATCTCCTGATAGGGATACATGTGGTTTGGCAACATGCCAAGTATCGCTGTCCATATCGGAAGATTCGGCCAAGGTTTGCAGATAGAGTGCGGACTCTAGGGCAACACGCATGCTTGCGGGTTGCTTCTTGTTGAGGACTTCCTCAACATCAGCCAATAGGGAAGCTGTCTCTGCGCTTGTGGCTGAGTCTCCGGCTTGTTGGGCTGCACGATAAACCTCGGTCAGGCCACGATATAGATCGGAGAATACTTGCATGAATTTGCCTTCTTGAGCGTCGATCATGTGAAGCACCTTTTCTGAAAGATTGATAAAGTCGTTGTAGTCATCAACAACTGGGTTTCTTCCGGCAGCTTCGTAAATCTTGCAGACATTCTCAGAGAAAGCCTTGTGGGCTGTTCTGAGGATTCCGTCAGCTAGGAACTCACAGGTGTCGCTGTCGTAGTTGTTGGCTCCTGAAGTCTCAAGAGTCTCGTTAATTCTTGCTGACAACTCGTCCTTTGTGAGGAAGAGTAGGTCTGGCCAAGCTGCTGCTACATTCTCGAAGCAATTTTGCAGGCCTGTGTTGTCGCTTATGGCGTTGTATCTCTTTAGGTCGTTGATGGCACGAATCCAAGTAGATTCCATCTTGGTGCATTCCCAAGCGCCTTTGCGACCTTCCTTAACCTTCTTGCCACCCTTTTTGTGGTGCATAGCGACCACTTTGCCTTCATTGCGGACTTGGGCGGTTGGAATTGATACGGTTGTGACATTTCCGCTCTTATCTTTTTGAACTCTGAAGTTCTGGTAAGCGGTTCCATTCTCTTGGAAATCAACGAATTCGAGAACATTGTCAGCTAGGGTCTTTAGTGAATTGACCTTAGCTTCGTGCATCTTCTCGGCAACCTTTTTCATACGGCCCTTGGAGTGTTTGAGCATTCCTTTTTTGGAAGCCAATTCACTCTTCATGCACTCGTCCTTATCGGCTCCGGGTTTCTCGGCCTTTTCACCCTTTTTCTTCTTGAGAAAAGCTGCGAGTTGGGGAGGAATTACACCCTTCTTTGGCTTTTTGCCCTCTAGGACAACGCCTTCACGGAGGGAAGCACGAAGTAGGGGTACTGAGAAGTACTCGGAGAACTTTGCTGCTGCTTCTTCGTTCTTTTCATCAAGGATGGCATCAACCATTCCTTCTAAGAGGTTCTTTGTTGTGTTCTTGACGCTGTCTTGGTCAAGGACAAGCTCTTGAATATTTTCAAGAAGAATTTTGTCTCCGTCCATGCTGTAATTAGCGTGGACAAGATTACCGTCTTGGTTTAAGAAGGTAACGAAATTTTCGTTGATGCAATGGAGGTCTAGCCTCTCTTTGCCTAACACCTTGGCTAACATTTCGGATGCTTCGGTAAGCTCCTTCTCAGCGTTGGTGATTGAACTATTTTCGATTTGCTTAAAAACATCGAAATTTATTAATTTTTTCTTCATGCTAGTCTCCAAAAAAAACTATATTTCACTTGCAAGCTTATATAGCAATAGAGTTTATCTTTTTATTTTTAATAAGATAAACAAAAGCATTAAACATTTGTATTTATGCAACAAACTCGAATTTATTGAGGGAATATGAAAAGATTTGCTGATTACATAAAGGAATCAAACTTAACAGACTCTCAAGCGAAGTCATTTTATAGTGAAATTCCTCCCAACAAGCAGAGGCAGATAACTGATATAGCTGCCGATCTTTTCCGTGAAATATTCCCGAAGTACACAAAAGAGTGTATTGAGTTCTTGGAAAACTTCAAACACAAAAATGAATTCATTAAATCTGAAATAGATAACCTGAAGTATGAATTAAAGTTGAGTGAAAAAGACCCAAAACAAGACGGACTAGGATATGCTTACACAAAAACTTAAAAATTGTTGGTTTTGGTTTTGTAACCTTGGATGTTGTTTGAGCAACATGTTTTGTTTAACATCATGTTGTATGATTGAGGCAATAAAAGGTAAAAATATTGTGTTGATTAAGGACAAGGAAGAATTTTTAAAAAAATTAGGTTTTTTGGATTCAAAAACCTTGTACTTTGATCAGACAAACAAAACTTTTGAAATGAACCCAATAAAAGTGGGAGCAAATCTTACAAGCAGGGACATAGTCAACGAGTCGGGCAAGCTGGTAATTTCTACCGTGAATGATGACGAAAAAACCGAAATGTACGACTTGGTTTGCAATGTAAATTTAAGTTATGAAAACAATGAAATAAAACTGCAAAAAACTGTTAGAAGATTAAGTGTTTATCGCAATGACAAGGGAAGACTTGTTAATGTAATAGTTGGAGCCCCTAAGATCATTGTGGACAAGTTTGACATGTCAATCAATATAAGCTCAAATCAACAATAAATTATTCATATTCATACTGATCAAGTGGTTCAACATCTTGGTCAGATGAGTATGATTGTATGTACATGTCATACTTGGATATATCTTCTTGTGTTGGCTCTGGTAAAGGTACGCCCTGAGTTGTAGATGTCGTAGGGCTAGCTGCTTCTGGGGGCATGCCTTCTGGTGATGGGCCAGCTTCTGGAGGAGCCAATTCTGGATTTGGTCCTTCTGGTGTTGCTCCAATTTCTGGTTTATCTTTTTCTTCATCTTCTGCCGATGGTATGCCAACTCCAAGTAGTGCTGGGTTTTGTGCAATAACTTGAAGCTTGGCATCCTCAATTTTCTGCATTTTGAGTCTGGCTATGTATAGTTTTGTTTCATTCTCGCTATAGCCCATCCACTTGTTTAGAATGTCATAGTCTGACATAAGATTACCAGACTTCAATGCTCCAGCATTTTGAATTCTTGCGCTTGTGATTTCGGCTCTGCTTAATTCTCTCCACTCTGATGGAGGAGTCATTTTTACTGCCAAGTCTGAATAAAGTTCCTCTGGATAGCCAAGGAGTTTTAGGTGTCTATCGGCTACTTCCCACATGGCATCTTCATAAGGAGCTTGAAGTCTTTCAATAAGTCTTGCAACTCTAATATCTTGGGCAGATAGTGTGATTTTGGTTACGGAAGCATCTTCGACATTAAAGTAATTCTTTGGAAATTGCATGGCTGTGAACAATCTGTTT